AGAAACTGGCACCGATGTCAGACCCACCAGATACGTCGTTGGTCTCGCAATCGCCCAAGCTGCGTAACGGCAGCGGCGCTCTGCGCAGGCGATTTGCACGCCAAGGCAGCCGGTTGAACAGGTAACGCATATGTCGATGATCGGAAGGCTGAAACACCTGCTGGCCGAGGCGCTGCCTCAACCGGCAGGGCCTGAGGGGATGACCCTCCCTAAACCCTCGGGCAAATACATGCGCGGTGGGCGCGGTGTCACTTTTGCGGGCTGGAAACCGGCGCTGCGGGAAAGCCAGGATGATATTGGCGAGGCCTGGGACGATGCGGCCGCGCGGGTGGGCGACCTCTTGCACAACAGCGGCTGGTTGGCCGGGGCCATGGAGCAATGCGTCGCCAACACCGTGGGCACCGGGCTACAGCTGAAGGCGCTGCCGGAAAATGAAACCTTCGGTATGACGCCAGCCCAAGCATCTGACTGGGCGAAAACGGTGGAGCGCCGGTTCGAACTTTGGTCCCGCAACGCGCAGGAATGTGACATTCAGGGCCTGCGGACCTTTGGCCAGATGCAGGCGGCGGCGTTTCGATCGTGGCTGGTCACCGGTGAAATCCTCGCGGAACTGCCCTGGCGCAAGCGGCCTTGGAACCGCTACGGCACCAAGGTACGACTGCTGCCACCGCAGCGGCTCTCGCGCAAGACGGAAAGCATGAGGCGGCTGATCAACGGGGTCTACACGGATGCCGATGGCATGCCCGTGGGCTACCGCGCGATCCGCAAGGACCTGTTCCGGCATGACGTGGAATACGATGTGCGCGCCCGCGACCGGGCAGGGCGGCCGCGCGTCATTCATATCTTTGAAGGCGCGCCTGGCACACACCGGGGCATCTCGCCTCTGGTCCCCGCGCTGCAGGTCGCCCGCCAGTTCGACCAGCTGGCGGATGCCACGCTGATGGCAGCGATTGTGCAAACGCTGTTTGCAGTGACCATCACCTCGGACGAGCCGACGGAACAGGTGCTGCAGGGGCTTCTGACGCCCCAGGAGCAGGCGCAGATGCTGGCGCAAGGCATCTCGCCAATGGAGGCCTATATCGAGATGGTGGCGGGCTATTACGACGGCAGCACGCTGGATGTGGGGATCAACGGCCGCTTGGCGCATCTGTTTCCGGGACAGGAGCTGAAGTTCCACACCAGCAACCATCCATCGTCGGATTACGCGGCCTTTGCGATGCATCTGCTGCGCGAACTCGCGCGGTGTCTGGGGCTGACCTATGAAAGTGCGACGGGCGACAATGTGGGGGCCACCTATTCCTCGCTGCAAGCGGCGACCACGGAGATCTTTGCCATCACAAAAGCCCGGCGGCGCAACATCATGGCGCCATTCTGCCAGCCGATCTTTGAGGCCTGGCTCGAGGAAGAGATCGAGGCGGGCAGCCTGCCGTTTCCGGGTGGGATTGCCGGTTTTATGGCCAATCGCACGGCTGCGTGCCGGGCGGAATGGCGGGGTGACCCACGTCCGCAGGCCGATGATCTGAAAAAAGCCAAGGCCCACGAGGTCTGGAAGCGCCTTGGTGTCATGTCGGATGCGATGATCTGTACCGATCTCGGGGCCGATGTGGACGACGTTTACCAGCAACTGGCGCAGGAACAGGCGCTGCGGGCCGAATATGGGCTGCCCGAGCCGCAGATGATGGGCGCGCAGGGCGGTGGTCCTACAGCTGCTGACGACACAAGCGATGAGGCAGACGCATGACGATCAGCATTGATGAGGCTAATCCCTGCGGGGCGGCCGCCAACCTGCGGCAGGTCTATGTCCGGCTTGTGGCGGGAGAAGGTGCCATGGAGGTGCGGTTCCGGGCGGGATCAAACGGGGTGGAGCGGTCGGTGACCTATCACCGGGCATATCCCGACCGGCTCTTGGCCGTCATTCGCGGCTTTGAAGGACAATGCGCCCAGCAGCAGGGCCGTGGCCCGCGGCGCTTTGCGCTTGGAACAGGAGGGGTGAGGTGACGGAACCACCGGAAATCGTTCAAAGCCTGGTGGGGCCAACGCTTGCACAAATTGCAGGGCGCGTGCTGAACCGGCCGCTGCTGCTGCACCCGGACAAGGCTGATCTGATCCTGCATGTGCTGCAGGGCCGGATTGGCATCGAGCCATTGGCGGCTCCGGACCCGCAATCAAACCGCTTTGTCGGCAGTCACCGCCGCGATAATGGCAGCGTCAGCTCAATGCGGGTTGCAAACGGCGTCGCCATCCTGCCCATCGTCGGCAGCCTTGTGAACCGCGGTGCCTGGATCGGAGCCAATTCGGGGCTGGTCTCCTATGAGGGCATTGCCGCGCAGCTGCGCGAGGCGCAAGCAGATCCGGATGTGCGGGCGATCCTCTTGGATATCGACAGCCCCGGCGGTGAGGCGACCGGCATGTTTTCGACAGCCAACCTCGTTCGCACTGTGAACGAGGTGAAGCCGGTTCTGGCCTTCATCAATGATGTGGCCGCCTCGGCCGCCTATGGCATCGCCAGTGCGGCGCGCGAAATTGTCGTCTCGCCCACCTCCATGGTCGGCTCCATCGGTGTGGTGCTGACCCATCTGGACCGCTCTGGGGAACTGGAAGATCGCGGCGTGAAGCCGACGCTCATTCATGCCGGGGCGCACAAGGTTGATGGCCACCCGTTCGGACCGCTGTCGGACGCGGTGCGCGCTGATCTGCAAGCCGAGGTCCTCAAAATCTACGACCAGTTTGTCGGGTTGGTCGCAGAAGGGCGTGCTGGCCGGATCAGCGCCGCCGCGATCCGCGCCACGGAAGCCCGGACCTATCTTGGCGCGGATGCCATTGCCCAGGGTCTCGCCGATCGCGTGGCGAGCCTGGACGAGGTTATCGCCACGCTTTCGCAACCGCCCTCCGGGGCAATTCCCCAGAGAAAGGGAGGACCCATGACCAATTCGACAAAATCCCAGACACCTATGGAGGCCGATACTGCGGTGGCTTCAGCCGCATCGGTTCCCGGTATCAGCCCAGCTGATCTAAAAGCAGCTGTCGATGCAGCCCGCACTGAGGCGCGTACCGCCGGTGTCACCGCTGGCAAAGCCGAGGCCACGGCGCGGATCAAGTCCATCCTGACAGCGCCCGAGGCCGAAGGCCGAGAGGCGCAAGCGCTGGTGTTGGCGCTTGAGACCGAGATGACAGCTGTGGATGCCGCGAAAGTTATGACGGCATCCCCCAATGCATCGGTCCGCACGACGATTGCCGACCGGGCCGCACAGGAGACTGAGCTCGGGGCTGAAACCCCGGCCGATCAACGCAACCGCGCCGAGCGCAGTGTGGCCGGGTGGTCGAAAGCCATCACCCACGCCAATGCGCGCTTTGGCTGAATAAGGGAGAAGGACCATGACTGTTCTCACAGAAGGCCGGCATCCCGGCGAATTCCTGATGACCGAGGCCAATGGGCAGCGCTCGCGGGAGAACATCACCATCGCCAGCGGTGCGGGCATCATTGCCCCCGGCACGGTGCTGGGCAAAATCACCGCCAGCGGCAAATACCTGGCCAGCGCTGTCGGTGCCACTGATGGCAGCCATACCGCAGTGGCCATCGCGCTCTATGGCTGTGATGCCACGGCAAGTGATGTTGCGGTTGCCGGCATCACTCGGGACGCCGAGGTCAACGGCAAGATCCTGACCTACCATCCTGACCGGGATCAGCCTGCCGAACAGGTCGCTGCCCAAGCTGATCTCGCGGGTGTCGGCATTATCGTGCGCTGAGCGCGTGGGACTTTCGCGGTGCGCTAACGCCGCGCCCTGACGTTCACACATTTCAAATTTGATCCCCCGCGCGCCCTCGGGCCACGGGCCGATCTCGCGTGGCCAGTTGCTGGCGCGCCGACGCAATAAAGGACCCCCCATGTCGATCCTCAACATCTTCAGTCAGGACGCGTTCAGCGTCATGCGCCTCACGGATGCGCTTCGTGAGATCAAATACACACCCTCCCGCATCGGGCAGATGGGGCTGTTCCAGACCTCCAGCATCGACACTCTGGATATCGCGATCGAGAAGGACAAGGAACAAAACCGCATGCTGGTCTCGGCCAGCCCCCGCGGTGGCCCGGGCCAGACCTTTGGCAAATCAAAACGCGCCATGCGGATGCTTAAGGTGCCGCATTTCCAGGTCGACGATGCGATCTATGCCGACGAGGTCCAGCAGGTGCGCGCCTTCGGGCAGGAAGTGGCCGTTGAGCGGTTGCAGCAGAAGATCGCGGACCGTGCGGCGGAAGCCAGCCAGTTCTTCGCGCTGACCGAGGAATACCACCGGCTCAATATCCTCAAGACTGGCCAGCTTCTGGACGCTGACGGCTCGGTCCTTTTCGATTATTTTACCGAGTTTGGCGAAAACCAGCAGGCCGTGGTCGACTTTGATCTCGACAATGCCAGTGCCACTGACGGGGCTCTGCGCAAGAAATGCGCCGGTGTCATCCGCCAAATGGCGGGCATTCTCGACGGTCTGCCGTATACGAGCGTCATCGCGCTGTGTGGCGACGCGTTCTTCGACGATCTGATCGGCCACAAGGAAGTGCGCGAGACCTACAAGGGCTATGCCGATGCGGCCTCACTCCGGAACGCCTACATCAATTCCGGCAATTCCGGCATCTACGGCGCGTTCGAGTTCGGCGGCATCACCTGGATGAACTACCGCGGTGGTCAGAATGTCGGGATTGAGACTGACAAGTGCCATCTCGTGCCCATGGGCGTGCCCGGGCTGTTCCGCACGGTTTATGCCTCGGCTGATTACATCGAGACGGTGAACACGCCGGGCCAGCGGCTCTATGGCAAGCAGTGGGAAATGCAGAACGGCAAGGGTGTGAACCTCGAGTTCCAGATGAACGCCCTGCAATACTGCACCCGCCCGCGCGTGCTGATCCCCGGCAAGCGCACCTGATTGGTGCGTGAGGCCGCCCGCTGAAAGGACCTGAGCCGTGGCTTCTATGTTTGACGATCTCGACGCCGCTCTGTCGGGCGCGATCAAGGGCACCTTCGCGGAGGTCGCGGTCCACCGGCCGCGCGTTTCGGTCCAATATGTCGAGCGCGCGGCCGATCCTGACCGGCCGCAACACCTCATCTATGGGGTGTTTTCCGCTGGCCCTGCAGATGACGGGTTGAAGGGGATCGCCCGGGGCTCGGACTTCTCGGGGACGACGCGTGTGGCATCGGCCAGCGCCGAGTTCTGGATCGCCAAGGCCGAGGTCGATGCGCTGACCGCTCTTCCGGCCAAGGGCGATACAATCAGACTCACCAGCCGGGCTGGCAGCCCGACCTATGCGGTCTCCTCAGTCCAGCACACGGATATGGGCGACCTGAACCTTATTCTCGTTTGGGAGGACCTGCCGTCATGAGCCTGACCCGCCTTGTCATGCGGCTGGCGGCCGCCCGCGCGCTGCTCGACCGGACGCTGGCCGGGCCGCGGGTTTTCGACAGCGCGGTCGACCCGATTGACCAGACCATTGCAGAGACGCGCCAGCCGCTGATCGTGCTCACCACCGACGAGCACGAGCTTGAGGTGACGGGGCGCGATCTCGGCAGCGGCAACCATCGTTGCGAGTTGGTGATCGAGATTGCCATTGCATCCCGGGTCGAAGTGCCCGCGTCTGATGGGAACGGCGGTCAAATCACCATTGCCATTCCGCACACGGACGAAGGGATGGAGCTGACGCTCGACATCATGGAGCATCAGGTGGTCCGCGCCCTGAACCGCGACAACAATGCGTGGTCGCGTGTCTGGATGATGCTGGTCCCCCGGATCACGCGCAGCCTTTCCCGGCGCGGCGCATCGGCCGAAAACGGCGTGCGCTTTGCTGCACGGCAGCTGGTCTTGAGCTGCGATCTGGTGGAAACCCCGGTTTCTGGCGGCACGATCGCGCCAAACAGCGCCTGGGGGGATGCGCTGGCTCTTATGGAGGCCGATCCCATACTGGCCAATATCGCAAGCCTACTGCGCGCGGAGATGGATGGCACACCACTTGCCGATTGGCGCCGGGCTGCGGAAACCCTTGGTGTCCCGCTGGAGGTGGCAAACCAGATCGGCATCGGGCCGGTCGCAGACCTCGATGCGGACCCACAACCGCTCGCGGACATCACGTTTCTGGATTTTGACCAGACTGTCGTATTCGAGCCGCAAGGGTCATAGGCATGGCGATCCGCGAAATCGTCGAGCTTGTTGCGCGTGTGACCGATTTGGAGCGCCGTGTCGCAGGCGTCATGCGGCATGGCACGGTGGCGGAGGTCGATCCTGCCCGGCAACGGGTCCGGCTGGATTTTGGCCCGGCACATGGCCGGGACGGGCAGTTCCTTTCCCCGTGGGTGCCCTATGCCCAGTTCTCGGGCGCCCTGCGCGTCCACACGCCGCCCACGGTTGGGCAGCAATTCACGGCCATGTCGCCCACGGGCGACTTCCAACAGGCCGTGGCAGTGCCGCTGACCCACCACGCCAGCAACCTGAGCCCGTCGGAAGCGGCAGATCAGAACGTCATGACCTACGGGAACGTGATCATGACGCTGGCAGACGATCTCGTTCGCAGCGAAGTCAGCGGGCTGACCTTTGAGCTCACCAGCGCACAGGCGCAGATCACGGTTGGCGACGTGACCTTCAGGGTCTCTCGCGCTGGCGTGGAGATCACCGGCGGCACGGTCACGCACGATGGGAAGAATATCGGCTCCACCCACATTCATGGCGGGGTCCGCACAGGGCCGTCCACGACCGGCGAGCCTGCCAACTGAACCGAAGGGAAAGATCAATGCGGCGTTACGCTATCACCGAGAAGGCCGGGCGCTTCGTCGCCGGGCAGAACAACACCGGGGTCGGGACAGTCCTGACCTTGACTGCCAAGCAGGCGGAGCATGAACTGCGGCTTGGAACATTGCGGCCGCTGGATGTGCCCGGCTCCGAGTCCGAGGGTGGCAAGACTGCGCCCGCCAGCAAGGCGAGGAAAGTTGCCAAGGGCGACCCCAAGCCAACTACGGATGATGACGCTGGCGAAGGCGCTGGTGACGAATAAGGGCCAGGGAGGGCTAACCGGTGGCCACGCGCAGCATAAACCCATCCGTCGGCCTCAACGCCGCCACCGGCGGTGTGATTCAGGGCTGGCCACACGTGGCCCAGAGCCTGCAGGACATCTTCACCACGCGGTTTGGCGCCCGTATCATGCGCGAATGGTATGGATCATTTGTGCCCAACCTGCTGGGGCGCACGATCACGCCCAATGAGGTCACACCGTGGTTTGCTGCGGTGACCTCTGCGATCGAGCAATTCGAGCCGCGATACCGCGTGACCCGCATTCAGATCGTTGAGGTGACCCGCGATGGACGGCTGCATTTCTTTCTCGAGGGCGAGTACCGCCCGCGCGCCACCTATGGCGACTTCACGGTCGAAGGCGCGCGCCGCATCAATGCCTATGCCAACCCGGACGGGGTGCTGATCGAGGAACGCGAGGCCCAACCATGAGCCGTTTCACCGCCATCAACCTTTCCGGTCTGACGCCGCCGGACGTGATCGAGACGCTGGATTACGACACGATCGTCACCGAGATGTGCGATGATCTGGTCGCGCGGTTTCCGGCCATCGCAGGCGTCATTGATCTCGAAAGCGAGCCCGCGCGCAAACTGATTGAGGCATTCGCCTATCGCGAGATGCTCCTACGCGGGCGGATCAATGATGCGGCCCGTTCGGTTTTACTGGCCTCAGCCTATGGCAGCAACCTCGATCATCTGGCCGCACTGTTCGCCACGCAGCGGATGCAGGTCGAGGACACAACGGGCGTGCTGGTCGCGGAAGACGATGATCGCCTGCG